GGGACGGTAAGTGAGCAGGATGTATTTGCGTAAACATCCTAATCATTTCTTTCCTAATAGGGGACTGGCATAAGCTGTCGTCGGGCTTTCGCCCACCAGACCTGTCAATTCAGGCTGACCCATACTTACACTGCTCTCGCACATTCAATCCCTGTTCAAATGTCCTTTTCAGATGCTACCCTCAATTCCTCCGCCCCTGCTGAGCAGTTTCTTCTGCTAACGCAGGACCTCAAAACTGAGGCTACCAGCACGCTTAGACTTTTCTATGAATCGAAGAGTTTTAAGACTATCCTCTGCGATCATCCGTCGTTCTACAGTTTGCTTATAAAACTGTAAATCACGGAGAACGCTAGAAAGATAATCATAATACTCTAAGAGACCTTCGAAGTCGAGGTCATCAAGGCGAGGTCCCCTAAACTGTAGGTTTGGGAAGAACAACTCAATGATGTCCTCTTTGACGAAGCCAGGATCTGTCAGATTTCCCTTTCGAACAATTGCAAGGATTTCTTCACAAAAGCTCAAATCTTTGTTTAGAGATTTTAACTTAAAGTAGATATCCATGATCCTGTCCTCAAGGTATCCGCGAGCAGCGGCCTGGTTTAAGAAGTATAAGCGGCCTAGGGCCTTATCTTTGATCCGGGGGACTGTAAGAGGTTGACCTCCTCAGTACTGTACCACCCATCTCTCGAGGACCCCAACCCTTACATGCTCTATAATCCTTCCACCAAAACGGCGAAGTGGGTTCTTTGGATCTACTAAGAAGTTAGCAAGATCTAAGAACTTCACCAAGCCTCTATTCACTAATACTCCAGCAAAGGATATAAGTGAATATTGGTAAGAAGAGATAGGACCCCATTGCGGACCAACTATAGCTTTAAATGCTCTGAGTGGATGCTTTAGTCCACGACGGGAAACAAAATCCGTCGCAACACTCGCCCTTCCAAACAGTGAATCGAAAGATCGCATTTGTCGTCAAGAGAAGGCAGAAACCTCCTCAAGACCGATAGACGTTCTCTTTGCAAACTCAATAACTGGCCGCTCCGGAGCTACTAGAGATTTAGATACGTTACACTTAACATCGAGATCATCTTCCATTAACATCAGATAATGGTCGGCAACCTTCTTGTCAAAGATAACAATATCATCCCCTAGTACCTCATAATTTTCAAATCATTTATTCTTGTTCCCATATATCATAATATTTATATATTGGAGGATTAAATGATGAGTTAAATTAAGCATAGCTCATGAAGAATAAGCACCCATAGGTTGTCCTACTGCATATTTCAATTTCTTTTCAACCTTAACAAGAGGTTCTTGTTTAGGAAGAATGTACTCTCTATTAACGAGTAGTTCAGCCCACGCTTGTCCATAAGACACTCCGGTATCATAACCTGAACACTCTATATGACCGAGCATCGAATTTAAGATACTTATTTGTAACTTAATCGGTAAACGATCAGTAGCAGCAGAAAGGTCATAACACCAAGAGTGACCATAGTACACAGCCTTCTTCTTAGCACGGAGAAAGCCCACGTCCTGGTTATGAGTGCTATCATTAGGCAACCGCCTGAATATAGCAAATAACCAGTTATGCAGCGGTTTTAGTACGGACTGAGTCCATACATCGACCATTGCAAAGACGCGGACCTTTCCTGCCGCTTCCTTCTTTAATGCCAATTGCCCTAAAG